TCTCAACGGGCCGTATGAAAGTCGCAAGGTTTGGCTTCGTCTTGATTTTAATGGAAAGGAAGATTGGATGCGCCAAAAGGCTGAAGCATATTTGTCTGAAATGTGTTTCGCCACAGGCGTCACCCCGAAAGAATACACAAACGAATTTGAAGGCCATTCTGTTGTTCTTGATTTGTATGTAAACAAGAAGGGATATCAGGCAATCCGTCAAATCATGTCGGCAAACTCGGCAGTTGACGATGCAAAGTCGCCCGCCCCACCCGCAACGCAGCAACGCACAGCGGCACCCGTAATAAACGCCGCTCCCGCCGCAAAAAAGATGCCTTGGCAGAAGTGACAAGGCTTGGTGCGTTAAATACGGGCGGCGCATATGCCGCCCGTGTTACTCTAAAATGGACAGTATAATGACTACATTCGCCGTTGGCGACCGAGGCCCAGTGATGCAACTTGCATCCGGCATGCCGTTTTACCCACTTGCCCCGCGCCCAGAAGATATCTGCATTTATGATATCGCCCATGCGCTAGCCAATATCTGCCGGTTCGGCGGGCATTGTAAATCGTTCTATTCCGTCGCGGCGCATAGCCTGCTTGCTTCTACTTTGGTTCCGCCTGAATTGAAATTAGCCGCGCTATTGCATGACGCGACCGAAGCGTACATTGGCGATATGATTAGCCCGCTTAAACATGCCATGCCGGAATTTAAAACAATCGAGCGCGGCGTTTGGCTTGCTGTCGCGGAACGGTTTGACCTGCCAGTTGATCTTCCTACGGAAATTCACGAAGCCGACATTATGGCGCTGGCCATTGAGCGGCGCGACGTGGTTGGACCGTCTGACCTTGTTAGCTGGGGCCGGTTGCCCGAGCCGGACAAGAACCGTATTGCGATGTCCGATGCCGACGACAAGTGGCGTTTTCTTTTGGCGTTTAAGGAATATGGCAGATGGTAAAAATCATTGGGCTAACCGGCAAAGCTGGCTCTGGCAAGTCAACAGTTGCGCATATCCTTGTCAATGATTACGGGTTCATCCGTGTAAAGATGGCTGGGCCGTTAAAGTCGATGCTTCGCGCCATTGGTCTGACTGACGCGCATATTGAGGGTGAGCTAAAGGAAGTTCCGTGCCCGATGCTTTGCGGACAGACGCCGCGTTACGCGATGCAGACGCTTGGCACTGAGTGGGGACGCGACATTATCGGCAATGACTTTTGGACTAACGCATGGCGTGAAAGCGTCTGGGCCGCCTGTGAATATGCCGAGCCCGCTGGCATCGTGTGCGATGATGTGCGCTTTGCCAATGAGGTTGCCGCCGTGCTTGGCATGGGCGGTAAAATTTGGCATCTTAATCGCGGCTTCACGGTTAGCGCGGATACGCATTCGAGCGAGATACAGCCGTTGCGCTGTGATTTGTACATTGAAAATATGCGCGGGGTTGATGATTTGCGCGATATTGTTGCGCGTGAGTTGGTGGCGCAGAAATGACAGATGACGAATTTGAAGATTTTGTAAAAAAATATCCAGACACATATACTGCTGCGGCACACAGATTTCATGTGGCACGTAAGGTGTTTGTTGATACTCTCGCCCGCGAGATTCGCATAGATAATCTTCTCAATTGGATGTCCAATAGGTTTTTTAATGGTAAAAATACCCACTAAACGCAGCGATCCGACGCTTGACGCGATGAACGCGGCGCTAGAAAACACGCAACAATACCGGCGTGGCTATCTCGGAATGTCCGGTATTGGCGATGAATGCGAGCGCAAACAGCAGTTGCAATTCCGATGGGCCGATCAGCCGAAGTTTGACGCAAAAACGCTCAAGCGGTTTGCCGACGGTCACGCGAGCGAAGCCGTTATGGTGGCGCGGCTTAAACAGACGCCCGGCATTACGTTGATTGATCTTGATCCTGAAACCGGACGCCAATGGGGCTTTAGTGATTTTGGCGGACATTTCCGCGGGCATATGGACGGGCATATTGAAGGCTTGCTACAAGCACCGGTCACGCCACATGTTTTTGAACACAAATGCAGTGAGAAAACCGGCGCACTGGAAAAACTCGTTGCCGTGAATGAAAAAACGGCATTGGCGCAATGGAACGAAACCTATTACGCGCAAGCCGTTTTATATATGGATTACGGCGGCTATAGCAGGCATTACATGACATGCTCAACGCCGGGGACACGCGATGAAACATCGTGCCGGACAAATGCCGATCCGGTCGCAGCGTCACGTTATAAGGCCAAGGCCGAGCGCGTGATATTCAGCGAAGATAAGTTGCCGCGCGTTAATGAAAACAAAGAATTTTACAAGTGTCGATGGTGCGACTTTAGCGCGGTATGTCACAATGAAAAGCCCGTCGCCAAGAATTGCCGGACATGCGCCTTTGTGACCGCGAAACGTGACGGGACTTGGTTTTGCGAGCGACACAAGGAAACCCTTAGCCGCGATAAACAGGACGTGGGTTGCGATGGATGGCTGACGCATCCGATGTTTATGCAAGGTGAGCCGGTCAACGGCTCGTTTGATTTCATCGAATATAAACTTGACACTGGCGAAATTGTGCGCGACAGTGTTGCGGACGAAAACAATGGAGCAAATGGAAATGACGTTTAAATTTGAAATCAAAGCATGGTTCAGTGGCGCGGTGCTATTCACTGTCGAACTTGATGCAAAGTTTGAGAGTTCGCCTTACGCAGTAAAGATGGGTGAGGCGGTTAAAGCGACATATCTGCGCGGTGCAAATCTGGACGGTGCAAATCTGGACGGTGCAAATCTGCGCGGTGCAAATCTGCACGGTGCAAATCTGCGCGATGCAAATCTGCGCGGTGCAAATCTGGACGGTGCAAATCTGGACGGTGCAAATCTGCGCGGTGCAAATCTGGACGGTGCAAATCTGGACGGTGCAAATCTGGACGGTGCAAATCTGCGCGGTGCAAATCTGGACGGTGCAAATCTGGACGGTGCAAATCTGGACGGTGCAAATCTGCGCGATGCAAATCTGCGCGATGCAAATCTGCGCGGTGCAAAAATCGGCGATTATACAATCACGAAAATCATCACTCGCGTTGTGCGTCAAAACGACGAATACGAGTTTTTTGCGTTTGAAACCGACAAAGGCATTTTGATCCGCGCGGGTTGCCAGACAAAGACTGTTAGCGAATACCGCGATCACGTTGCAGCGGCATACCCCAATACACCAAAGGCCGAGGAAACGCTTGCCATTCTCGACTTCATCGAAGCTCGGGCGGCAGTTAACAATGGAGCAAACGACGAATGAACCTAACAGCATCAGTAACCAGCCTTACCGCCGCAATGGCGACAACTATCGCAGCGGTTGAGCGCCGTAGCACTATTCCAATTCTGTCGAACGTGTTGCTTGTCGCAACCGACGGAACGCTAACCGTCACGGCGTCCGATCTCGACATTGACGTAACCACGTCGATTGACGCGGACGTTTCAGCCGAGGGCGACGTAACGATCAACGCAGCGGTATTGCTTGCCGCGCTCAAGAAATTCAGCAAAGCAGGTGACGTGTCGATTGTCGCAGCTAATGGTTCGGCGGAAATTAAATCCGGTCGTTCGCGCATGCAAGTGCAGACACTTCCTGCGGATGATTTCCCGAAAATGACGCGGCCTGAAAACGGCACTGTTATCAGCATCAAAGCAAGCGACCTTGCTGCTCTGCTTGGCACATGTGCCTTTGCAATGTCGAATGACGAATTGCGCTATTACCTGAACGGCGTTTTTCTGCACAATGACGATGGCGTCATTAGCGCCGTTGCGACAGATCTCCACAAGCTCGCGTACCGCAAGGGCATCGTACCGGCTGGCGATATGCCGAATATCATTTTGCCGTTTAAGTCGGTGAATTATATCAATGGGCTTGTTTCAGGTGGCGATTTCGACGTTGAAATGATTGTGACACGGACGAAAGCCATGTTCTCGTTTGGCGATACTGTGTTTATCACGAAGATCGTTGACGGAACGTACCCAGACTATAAGCGGGGCATTCCAACCGACAACACTATCGCGGTGCGAGCCGACGCGTCGGAGCTTGCGCGGATCATGGACACGGTGCAAATCGTGTCCGACGACAAGAGCAAGGCTTGCGACCTGCATATTGACGCCACGTCTATCACTGCGTCGATGCGCGGGCAGAATAATCAGCAGGCGGACGATGCAATTGACATTGCGGGCGACGTTGAATATGACATGCGGTTTAACGTCAAATATATGCTTGATACGTTGGCCAGAATTGACGGTGACGCAGTGTTTAACTTGAGCGAAGCGGGCGGCACGCCTATCATTGTGCGCGATAGTGCCGACGACAATGTGTTGTTTGTTGTCATGCCGATGCGTGGCTAGAGTGCGGCGGGGGAATTGGCGCGGGTCGTGTTGCGTATTGGCCCGCGCCAGTCTCGGTTGAAAATGGAAATAGAATGTTTAAACTACGTCCATATCAGGACGCCGCAGTAGGTGCGTTGTTCGACTGGTTTGCCGAGCAAACAGGCAATCCGCTTGTCGTTATGCCGACCGGCACCGGTAAGGCGCTAACGATTGCCGCGTTCATCCGTCGCGCGTTGGTCGAGTACCCGCAAACGCGGGTTCTCATGCTTTGCCATGTGCGCGAATTAATCAGGCAGAATGCAGACACGCTTATCCGCCTTTGGCCGGATTGCCCTATTGGCGTTTGCAGCGCTGGCTTAGGCCGCGCCGATATGTACCATCAAGTCTTATTCGCCGGTATCCAGTCCATACATCGCAAGGCTGACGATATTCCGTGTCCTGATTTAATCATTGTCGATGAGGCGCACCTTATACCGCGCAAGCAAGCGACAATGTACGGCGCGTTTTTGGCGCGACTAAAAGAGCGCAATCCATACCTAAAAATCATCGGGTTTACCGCGACGGAATATCGCCTCGATAGCGGTTATATGCACAAAGGCGAAGGCGCTATTTTCGACGGTATCGCCTATGAGTACAAAATCACAGATGCTATTAAAGGCGGATGGCTTTGCGAACCAATCCCCAAAAGCATGGCGACAAAACTTGACGCCAGCGGTGTTAAAAAACAAGGCGGAGATTTTAAGGCCGGTGATCTTGAGCGAGCCGTTGACGTTGACCCGATAACACGGGCGGCATGTGCTGAAATTATTGCATATGGTGCGAACCGTAAATCGTGGCTTGTATTTTCGTCTGGAGTTAAACACGCTCGACATATTTGCGATGCACTCATTGATCTTGGCATTCGCGCCGCCGTTGTGGACGGTGATACCAGTTTTGCGGAACGTGACGCGACGATAGCCGAGTTCAAGCTCGGCAATGTACAGTGCCTAGTTGGTGCTCGTATTTTCACAACGGGCTTTGACGCGCCAAATCTTGATTTGATTGCCGATCTAAACCCGACGGATAGCACTGGCCTGCATGTGCAGAAAGTAGGACGCGGCACACGCATACATCCGTCTGCGTATTTCGACGGGTTCAATGAGGCGACTGCGGCTGACCGTATCGCATCGATTGCATCTAGCCCGAAACCGAATTGCCTGTATCTCGACTTCGCGGGCAATGCGGCGCGACACGGCCCGTTAGATGCGCTTGTGGTGCGCGAACCCGGCAAGGGAGGCGGTGGCGAAGCGCCTGTTAAAGAGTGTCCCGATTGCTTTGAGCATATCCATGCGTCGATCCGCGTCTGCCCGTATTGCGGCCATGAATTTCCGCCGCCAGAGACAAAGCTAAAGCCGGTCGCCAGTAGTGACGCGCTTTTGTCAACGCAGATCAAGCCGGAATGGCTTGACGTAACGAGCGTCGGTTACTTCAAGCACATGAAAGCGGGCGGCGCACCGACGATGCGCGTTGAATACCGATGCGGCTTGATGCAGCATAAAGAATGGGTGTGCATTGAACATGCTGGCTACGCGAGGCAGGAAGCGTGTCGCTGGTGGCAAACACGCAGCACGGGCGAAGTGCCGCACACGGTTGACGATGCGCTTAAAAACTTGCATGACCTGAAAAAACCGTCTAGGATTTTGGTTCGCAAGAACGGTAAGTTTTTTGAAATTATCAATGCGGAGTTTTAAAATGGACGATGCGGAACGCGACGAACTCAAGGCCAAGATTGCAGAGCTTGAGAGTGATCTTGGAAAGTCCAGAGACACGATTTATGATCTTGAATGTGAGCTTTATGACGCGCGTGATGACATATCGTCTCTTGAGCGCGACATTGCCGCGCTTGAACTCAATGGACCACCGCTTAACGTAACGCAGGGCCATATCATTGCGTTGCGTGACACGATTGACGGAAAGATACTGACGCGGACGCAAAAGATTGAATTGCGCGAAATTCTCGATTTTATTAAGGGGCTTTGATGTTTGATTTTGAACCTATAAAAACGGCGCTTGCCGATGCCATGTACGGCCTTGGCGAAGTTGACATGGATACGCGCATTGCCGTGATTAATGAGCTTCGCCAGATCATTCACGACGCAAGCCCATTCAAAGCGCAACCCGTTGACTTTGTAATGTGGGTCAAGTCGGACACGGTTAAGGCGAATGACTATAACCCGAACAGCGTTGCGCCACCTGAAATGGAATTGCTGCGAACATCTATTGTTGCCGACGGTTACACGCAACCGATTGTCGGCAACAAAGAGGACCATGATTATGTCGTGGTTGATGGCTTTCATCGTCATCGCGTCGGTAAAGAGTGTAAGGACGTAAATGATCTTGTGCATGATTATTTGCCTATCGTGCAAATTCGCGCGGAGCAGGTTGACCGCAATCATCGCATTGCTTCGACAATCCGCCATAACAGAGCGCGAGGAAAACACAAAGTCGAAGCTATGTCAGACATTGTGATTGAACTCAAGCGCCGTAACTGGTCAGACGTAAAAATCTGCAAAGAACTTGGCATGGATCAGGACGAGGTATTGCGCCTTTGCCAAATCACGGGGCTGTCTGATATTTTTTCAGGCCAAGAATTTTCAAAAGCATGGGAGCCGGTCGGTAGCATTACGCCTGAGGACTTTCCCGATATTTCAGGTATTGCCGACGATTATGTCGGCGTTGACGTGGAGGTTAAAACAGCGAATACCGATGATGATGGACGCATTTTTCACACGTTCGAAAAATGGGAGTGCGCCAAGGCCGGATTTTACGAAACGAAACCGCCGCGTGGTTTCACGGCTGATAATTGCCGATCGCTCTATTGTGAATTGCTTTCCGACATTCCGGCGTTTGAGGCAGCTCTCGCAAGCGTCGTGACCGAATGGAGACATTCATGCGAACACTACCTTACAAATGCCGCAATGAACCGCATTGCGTGGCTTGGGCAAGCGGCGCTATGCTACAGGCACGGCATACCGGCTGAGTTTCGTGGCGGTTATGGCTTGCTTACGGAAGCGCAACAGCTTGCCGCTGACGAAGCGGCGCTGAAATGGCTAAACGTCTGGATGCAAAAGAATGGCAGGCCGGACGTATCAATGGGCGATGCTAACCCGAACCGTCAATCTGATATTTATTGAGGCTGTAAAATGGGCGGTAAAAAATATCTGCAAGACAATGTACTTGACGCAGCGCGCGATAGGATTGCAAAAACATTCGACACGGTAGAGCGCATCTATGTTGCTTTTTCTGGCGGCAAAGATAGCAGCGTCATGTTTCACCTTGTCATGGAGGAAGCTATTAGACGGGGCGTCCGCGTTGGCGTTATGTACATCGACATGGAGGCGCAATACGCCGACACGATCAAGCACGTCAAGGAAATGATGCATCTGTACAAAGACAATATAGAGCAGCATTGGATTTGTGTTCCGATGCGTTTGCGCAACGCCTTGACGAATTACGAGCCGCAATGGATTGCTTGGGATAAGTCGCGTGAGGCCGATTGGATTAGACCACTGCCACATGGTTGCAAAACGCAAAGCGATTATCCATTTTTTTACGATGATATGCCGGACGGTATCGAGTTTGAAGAATTTATCCTGATGTTTGGCCGTTGGTATGGACAAGGCAAAGTGACTGCCGGTTTTATCGGCATCCGCGCCCAAGAAAGTCTGCACCGATATTGCGCTATTGCCACTTGGGAAAAGCGCGACCTGATGCTTAACGGATGGCGCTGGACAACCAAGATCATTGACAACGTCTATAACGTGTATCCGATTTATGATTGGCTCACGGAAGATATTTGGCGCTTCCATGCCATGTATCCAGACGCCCCGCACAATGTCATTTACGACAAAATGCAAATGGCCGGTGTGCCGCTTTCAGATCAGCGTCTTTGTCAGCCGTTTGGCGACGATCAACGCAAGGGACTTTGGCTGTATCACATTCTTGAGCCGGAGACTTGGTTTCGCCTTGTGTCGCGCGTAAATGGCGCGAATAGCGGGGCGCTCTACATCAACGAAAACGGCAACATGACCGGCTATAACAAAATCACGTTGCCAGACGGCCATACATGGCAGACGTTTACGAATATGCTGCTCAAAACATTGCCGCCTAGAACGCGCGACCATTACGCCGAACGCTTCAAAAAGTTTATTGTGGGCTGGCATCGGCGCGGCTATAGCGAGATACCGGATGAAGCGCCATTGCAGCTTGAGGCGAAGCAATGGGCACCGTCATGGAGACGCATGGCAAAGTGCTTGCTACGCAATGATTACTGGTGCAAGGGTCTTGGGCAAACGCAACCAAAAAGCGCGGCGTGGGTTAGGTTTAAGGAAATGCGCAAGCGTGAAAAATCTAAGACGGAAATTGACGATCCAGACGCCGCGTTGCAACTATGACCCAATGCGCGAATTGCGGCAAGGGCGCTCGTGGGTTCGGCTTCACGCCACCAAAAACAACTGAGCAGTATTATTTTTGCTCGCGTAGGTGCCAAACTATCGGCTGTGATTTTTACAGGAGCAACGGCGCAATGCCTGAAATAAAATGTATGACGCGGGCAAGTGAAAATGCTGGTGAATGCTTGGGCGAGATTTGCAAGTTTGATCTCGCGGAATTTTCAGCCGATGAATACGCTGCGTTTATTCGTGCGATTATCGCGGGATATTTTAATGGGTTTAGCGATCCATTGCAGCATGAGCTAAATGCGCTTGTCGCGTCGGGCCGTGAGGCTGGAAAATACATCGAGTGGCTTGGCAAAACGAATGTCAATGAATTTGACCCAGCCGAATGGGACACTTTGATCGGCGCGGTGTGCACCGAGTTTGACAGATACATTAACGAGGAGCCGCCGTTTTGACATATGACAGAGATTTTGAAGTCGCATATAACACGGGCGAAGTCCGCCGCTTTACCGCGCGTGATACGGACCACGCGCAGGAATTTGCGAAGTGCATGGCCCCGCCAATGGCCGTACAATGGAAACTTTTTGGCATCACTTATATCGCAACTGGATCACTCTTGCCGTTGACCGAACGCGCAACAATGGAGCAAAAATAATGACTGCGACACGACAGAAGTTTGACGATTTCGCGCATGGCGTAGGCCCGCATGTTTTTGAATACGCGCGGGGACCAGCTGGCACGGTGTCTGCGGCACGGATCAAGGACGATGCCGATACGGTCTATATGGCTGATGCTGCGCTCGCCATGTTCAATCTTGGCCGCATGGCGCTCGTTAACCGTCGTTACGGCAAAAACGACTTTGGCTATCTGGCTGTGCGTTTTCGTGAGCCGTTGAGAAAGAGGGCTTGACGTGGATTTGCTGATATGGTTTATTGGTTTTGCGGGATTAGCCGCATGAAAAATGGAGATGAATGATGGGTTGCGATATCCACTTGGTACTTGAAAAGAAGATTGGCACGGCATGGGTCGGTGTCGATCTTTTTAACCCGTTTCGCTCATGGATTGATGGTAGTCATCAATATCCATTGACGCGCAATCGAAACTATCGCCGCTTTGCGGCACTGGCTGGTGTGCGTGGCGACGGTCCTTCGCCGCGCGGGCTTCCAGATGATCTTTCCGCGCTTGCGCTGGATGAAGTTAATTCTTGGGATGGCGATGGTCATTCGCATAGTTATTTACCGATTTCAGACGCAGCGCTAATCTTCGCCTATACTGAATTTCACCCAGATCACGCGCCATATGAAATGCCGTGGGGAAAACATCCAGTGTGGTATTTTTTCAACGTCGATGACATTGACGCTGACAAGTATCGCCTTATTTTCTTTTTCGACAGCTAACCCCATCAGCCTTGCTGTTACCCACCACCAGCGCGAACGGCGTCAGCTAACCCCTGATGCCGTTCTTTGCATTTCAGGTATTCACCACGCACCGCCGCGACATATTCAATGGCGAAGTCACCCGCAACTGGATCAATCCAATCTGGGCACGGTTGCATCAGGCTTGCGTCAATCTTTACCGGCAGTCGGGTTTGTGGACTTGAGCAAGCCGACATCAGCATCACTAAAGCGGCAAGTATCGTTAGCCGCAACATATTTCCTGATAGCATTTGCCCCAGCCTTTATTTTCAAATCAAGATCAGCTTGCGCCCTGGAAGATTTTTCAGCCGCAACGGCAACTGCGTCAATTTTTGTGATCGACGCCGACAAATCGGCCCGCAAGTCTTTTAAGTCGGACGCTTTACCGCGCCAATTTTCAACCGCAACGCCGAAACCGAAAGACATTACAATCGCCGCGATTGTCGCGTAGAGTTGCCACGATTTTAACATTACTTCACCGCCTTCAGCTTTTTATCAACGTGTCCATTTTTCAAATAACGCTCGATTGCTTCTGCCTCGGTGCGCCAGTCCATTGACACGATACCGTCTGGAATTTTCAAAAGCATTTCCAATATCCAAGCCCGTCGCGCTTCGTCGGTACGCGCCGCGTCCTCTTGGTTCATATACATCGGATACTCGGAAAATGTGTCATACGGCACGTCAGCCGCATCGTCGTCGCTTGTTTCCGCGTCGGCTGTGTCGTCGCTCATAGCTTCCATTTCCCATCTATTATGTTGATAAGTGACCGCTTGCCGTTAGCGTATATTACACTATTCGTTTGCATCCAGCTTGACGGTCCATCGTTATATTCAAGTCGCAAGTAGGATAGCGTTCCGGTCTGGTGGCAACCATCCGTAATGCCAGGGCTATGGCTGTGTCCGATGATCGACTTGACGCCAATCGTTGACATGCTCTTGCGCGACCCGCGAGCGCCGTTAATGCCTTTGTCGCCGTGCATCCCAATCTCAATATCCGCAATAGCATATCCATCGCCGCGCATGAGATATTTAATATCGAGTTTTGGCAGAAGCTTTTTAGCCCAATAGTGAAACGGATCAATTTTAGCCGTGCCGTTTTTAGTCATCTGCGTTGACCGAACCATAGCAAGAGCGGTTTCAAGATACGCTTCCGCGTTTACCGGATCGTAGCGCCAATCCGCTTCCGCGACCCAGCGCGACAACGCGTCAACGTGGTTTGACGGCACCAAAACAATAGACGCGCCCGCGCAATTATCGGCTATGAATTTGCAGGCCCGTTCTATTTCGGCTCGCACGTTATCTTTGGCGGAGCGTTGCTTTGCAATGCCTGTAAACGGATCGTTTCTGTGGTGATGATTGCGGCTGTAGAAGTCCAATAGATCATGCAGCACGATGTTCTTGGGCCGCAATACGCTGCGCATACCCCCCGCGCCCAATGACGCAGCAACGGCTTTTGGATCGGCAAAATCGACATGCACGTCGCCAAGCACGAGCGCCAATGCGGGCTTGGCCTTGCTTGCGCCGGACGCCGTATATTCCGTATCAAGATCAATAAACGAACCGTCAGCGCAAGCCGATAGCTGACGCAAGTGGAATTTTGACCCGTCAAGTTCAACTAGCGTTGCGCCGTATGAATGATGGAACTGGCTCTTTTTGCCAGCCTTGCTGTCGGTGTAATTCGGCTTTGTGACGCTGCCCGTAGTCGTCATTATCTTTGACATTTTGTGCGACGGAGTGGCGACTGTTTTTAATTCGACACGCGGATGCCCGATAATACCCGATTTATGTCCCGTCATTGTGTCTAGGCTTGAAAGCGGGCTAGTCGCGGTCGGTTGCACCTTCACGTCTGCCAGAATGACTAGGTTCTTGCCAAGACTAAATCTGCCATCGTACAGGTCCGGCACAACTTCCGCCGCCCACCATTCAGCGTGATCGTTATTAGCGGTCCATTGCGAAGTTGGATTTTTATAGCGATACGGAATGACGATAAGCGCGGCGTCGTTCGCGGCACAATAGACCTTGATGGCATCAAGAAACGGTTTAAAAACCGGCGTTGCGTTTTGCGCCGATGTTATGACGTAACGGGATTTTTTAGGGAGCCGGTCTAGAAAGTCAACTGACGCGGGTG